AAATAATCCTGAAGTCAATAATGCCTCGCTTGGCCTGGACATCACGTAGATAGGGCTCTACAATGTTGATAAAGTTAGAGCGAGTAATATCATCATTAAGTTCAAAGAGTTGGGCAGTTGCACTGCATTCAATAGCCTGTTCAATAGTCAGGAATAGTCTACGAACATTAATACGATCAAAGGCAGATGCATAACCAAGAGCAGTCTTATCACCAAAAAGAAGAACGCCAACACCAGGCTGATTGATATAAGAGTTAATGCGCTGTGGATAAAGTTGATCTCTCTGGGCCTTGCTTGCGTTATAGGCAAGTTTGATGGCATTATTAAGAACACCTCTTTGCTGACCAGCCGGGGAGAACCAAGGGAAGGCAACTAGGTTTGTTCTTACCATTAGGCCTGCAGTATCCGCATTACATGCAATATAACGGAACTTGTTGTTGAATCGATCATAAGTGTACTTATAATTGTCATCAAAGAAAGCATAAGAAGAAGAACTTAGCGGGGCGAAGAACTGGATGATATTATCGGTCTGGGTGTCAGAATTGGTAATATCTACCACATCGCCTCTATGGGGAGAAACGACAGCAATACAATCTTTTCTCTGACTAGCAATTGAAATGAGTTCCTGGGCCTTTGCCTGGGATTCAAATTTATTGCCAAGGCCAGGTCCCATAATTATATAATCAACGTCGATTTCGTCGCGGTTTGAGAACAGCCTGTATGCAGTAACCAGATCGCCAAGAGTAGTGGTATAACCATTAGTAACAGTATAATTTTTACCACCAGAGAGGTTATAGGTTACGTTGCCAAGTGCGCTGAAGGTCTTACCTTGGGCCGGGAGGTTCCATTGGCCCTGTGCGGTTGAAAGACCCACAAAACCAGAAGAGAAACCGGTCTGAGAAACCTTTTCGTTAGGATTTGAATTATCTGAAGGATTATCGCCAACATAAACATAATTGGAGAATTGGGCGATATAGGTTTTCCACCAGTTTCTCTGAGCCGGATTAACCGCAGAAATGGAGTCTTCTGCCTTTGAAAGGAACAGGTGCTTCTCAAGAAGATTACCAGCAATCCCTGTTAGGCTACCTGTGTCATCAACAATAGCAACGTGGATCGCATCATTTTTTGCATTACGATCAAGGGCATATTGAGTAGAAACTGGTTTTGGGGCAATTGAACTCCAGAGAATTCGTGAATTGGTTAGTTCGATAAACTGATTATCGTACCAATCACTTACTTCGGTAAGAGTATGAGAAGTAACAGCCGCACCAGAAGAATTAGTTACCGTTACAGTGTTTCCAACAAGGAAAGAACCACCCTGATTACGTTGCTGATAATTTACAGGGATATCTGCAGTGGTTCCGGCAGCAACAAGAGAAACAATCTTTACATCAAGGGTTGATGTGCCAAGACCAGTGATGATACCTTTTAGATAGCCATTGAAAACGGAAGTAACACCAATTCCGGGGATAGTCTGGTTTACGATTGATGCAGTGACACCCTGACCAACCACAGCAGATGCTACAACAGAAGTTGTAACACCTAGAATTTGGTCGGCCTTGTCGTCAATAATAGCAACCTTTAGATTATTTGCCCAGGTCCCTGGATTTTTTGCCGCGAATATGTAGTCCTTGGTGTCGCTATCGTGGTTTAGCTCATAATCGTCAAAGTTTTTGATGGTAACACCGATACCCGCAGTTGAAACACCAGCAGCATTTCGTACTGCAGTAGCGTTTAGAAGATTTGAACCACTGGTTCTTACGACTTTTAGAACGCCGCCATAAGTGAGGAATGAGGAAGCACTCATCCAATACTCATACTGGGAATCTGTGGACTGGGGCTTGCCGAAAACGTTGATTAGATCTTGCTCGGTTGTAATATCTACGGCTTCTTCGACAGGTCCAATTGGGAAAGGACCAGCAATCGCGCCAATATTATCGATTACGTTTTCGACTCTCCCAACTGTAAGATCAACTTCCCTAATTAGAACCCCAGGAGATAATTGAGGTGTAGCCATGTGTACTCCCTTTAATATATTTGCTATTAATTATTTAGAAAAAAATAATGTTTAATAGAAATTCCAAAGGGCGGCTAGTTCCTCATTAGAAACAACACTCCAAATTTTATCGTCTTCTACAAAAGTTTCTTGTTGCAGACCGTCTTCTAAAAACCCAATTGGGAGCATATCGTTTTCTTCATTGGCCTGTTTCTCTTGAAATAGTCTTTTTCTAATATCATCATCGGTGATTTCTTTGAAATATTCGTTTGTCGAGGCCCAGGCAAATAGAATTAAACAGGCAACCAAGTCATCATTTTTACCTTCCTCGGCCATAAACGAATTGGATTTTTGAATAAATGTCGATAATTCATTAATCGTATCGTAATCATTGATTAATAGTTTATCTTCTTCGATTAACATCTTTAGGTTAATCGAGCCTAATTTTTTGACGTTTTTAGACATTTTAACGCCATACTCGACCCGGTTTCCACCAAACCCCTGACCTAAAACTTGCCCCTGTCTTCCTTTAATAAAACAGGTAAGTAGGTTGGGGTATTGAAGGTCATAATGGAGGGCATTGGCAACCTGATCTCCAACGTCATTTGTTTCACATAAAACAAACGCCTTATTATAATGGAGCCCAACGTCCTTAACGATGTATGGGAACATAATCGGTTTGATTGTGTTGTCCCTGTATTTTGCTACCATTTTATAAGGCATTTTGGTTATGTCAATAACAGTAAATGCCGAATAGTCAAGATCGACGCCTCTTGCAACGTCAACCGTTATCATGTATTGATGTTCTTCTATCGGCTCTTCATAAGTGTCAAGGAACTTTTTGGATTTTATTGGTTTATTATGTACTAGTGTTTGGAGTTTTGCTCCGGAGATTAGGGTGTCTGATGATCCGAGGAAGGAGCAATTAAACTCCTGGTCGAAGGCCTTCTGGGAGCCCAAGTTTGCAATAGTTTTTCTCTTCCATTCATCGTCTCTTCCAGGAACATCGTTCCAATTAATTTCTAATGGAATATAATCATTCTCTTTCTTTATGGCCTCATCCCACATTTTATAGAAATGATTAAGTCCATTAGGAGTTTGATGTCCTAAAAAGTTATTATAAAGAACCGAGTGAGCCCACTTATCTTCTTTAATATCTGGCAGTGAAACATCAAAAACCTCATTTTCTGATTTTTCTATACTTTTAATTTCTAACCAATACATGTCCTCTTGGACATTATCATCAAAGAATTCTTTTAAAATTTCGTTTGAATGTTTATATATTTCTTCTTTATGAGAGATTAAAAACCCCCTAGAGAAATTTTTAAATTTCTTTCCTCGACCAATAAAAAGACCTAATTCATGAATTTCCCTATTTTTATTCTCTCTTATAATAACCGCAGAATTCGGAACAAAATCAGAATTTGATCCTATCTTTCTAGGAATTTTTAAATGACATATGCGATCCTGTTTTCTTTTAAGACCAAATCCAATCTCTTCAAAATATTTAACTGAGTGACTTCCTTCTATTTCGATAGTATAATGCGTAGAATATACTTTTACAATTTTAGTTGGTGCCGATACAGTTTTACGAACAGTACCAATAATACCCAAATTTGCTAATAAAAGCTGTACTTGCCTAATTAGTTCCCTCGATGTAGAAGTGTATGCTACTCTACCTTTTTTAGACACTCCGCCATCACCATCAAACATGCCTCTTAATAGGGCAGTAATATTTTTCTTAGACCATGATAATACCTTATCTGGTAGTACTTTTTGAGTTGCTTTATTTTTGATATTGAATCCGAGTAGTTTTAAAAATTCAACAAGATGTTTTGAGTTTATTGTATAATGAACCTCGTCTGTTTCTTGATATGATACTCCTAATTTGTTCAAAGATTCTGTAATATCATCGCCACAACTTATTACAATTTGACCCCCCGTAAGAGACTCTGTGCGCTTGCTAATGACCTCTCTTGCATATCCTTCCGCAACGTATAATCCTACAAAATATGCAATGTCTTCATTGACATAATCACAGGAAAAACAGTTCGTGCATTTACCTTTTTCTGGATTATATCCAACATAATCATCATTACCGAATATTTGTTGATTATATTTTACTGCAATAAAATCTCCAACAGATAGATCATTACTTCTAACGTATTGATATTTTCCTTCTTTGAATGCCCATAATTTATGGTCTTCAGAACACTCTAGCTCTTCATATCTTGTTTTTATTATATTTGTAGGTGATTTTTTATTATTTACTACAATATTACCAGAGTAGAATCGATTTTTTCCTCTCACAATATAATTGTCTGTATAATATGCTCCCTTTTTAGACTCATCTATTAATCTTTCTAATCTTCTGTATCCTTTATCCGTTAATAAATAAGTATCTTTAGTTACACAAGAAACAACTATAACTTTTGAGTCTTTACCAGAAGAAATAGTCGGATAAACCGAATTCATGAAATTCAATGCCACATTATTTGGCACGAACGCAAATTCGTCCAAAAAGATAATATTATAAGAACCACCCCGAACAGAAGATGCAGAAGTCGAGGCGGTTATAATTTTTGATCCGTTTTCTAATTCTAATGACGTTTTATTCCATGATTTAATACCTTGTTGCATCCAGTTAGGAAGGTTTTCAAAAGATACTTGGAGTCTTCCTAATAGATCTTTTGCGGTTGATGCTTTGTTTGCTAGAATAGCAATTGAGATGTTTTCGTTAAAAATTGCGTAGTGTAGAAGGAATGATACTGCGGTTGTGGAATTATGGGTTGGAATAAAGGAATTGCCACATAAAAATAATTCGTCCTCACTATCTACAGAAATACATGCAACCGGAACACTTTCTACTTCTTCTATTTTTTGAATGTAGACTCTTTTATTTCTATAAAGAGGTTTATCGATTTTTTTTATTAAATTTTTTTTCCTCGGTAAATTAAAAACGATTTCATCAGTATTAAATGATACTGTATAATACAAGCAGTCCTTTATTTTTTTAATCCGAGTTCTTGATTTTATTCCTAAACTTGCCAATAATTCAATTACTTGTAATATTAAATCATAATTTTTTTGATAAAATTCAAATGATCTACTATTTGGTCTTAATGATCCATCTGTATCCATAAGACCCCGAAGGAGTTCCAATCGGTCTTTGTGAGAAGATCTTAGATAATCTTGGGGAATATGTTTATTTTTTATTAAATTTATTTGTCTTAGTTTTGAATGTAAATCAATAACATTAAATCTATAACAATTATTAGAATCTGCTATGTGTCCAATATTATCAATTTTTGTTTTGTAGAATTCAAAATCGTCTTTATGCGCAATTATCCTACCACCTGCGGAATAACCATCCCCCAACCAAACTCCAAGTAAATATGGATCAATAGGGAGTTCCTTTTTTGTGAAACAATTTATGGAGTTTGATACATTTATATAATACGAATTTACAACACTTTTGCTAGTTTTATTTTTATATTTTTCTACTAACTGTTCGGTTGTTATTATTTCTTTTTTACTATTTTGCTTATTTTTGCATACTTCCCATAAATGATCAGCGTCAGCAACGATTTCTTCTCCATTATCAAAATATATTTTATAACACTTATGATCATACATTGGATCAGTCTTGGTTAATACTTTGACTGAATCTCCACTAGGAGATAAAACTTCATCACCAACTTTTAGTTCTCCCATTGTGGTCCAACCAGTTGGTGTTGGAATTTTAGTATCTAATGCTAATGCTTTACCACAATTCATTGTGGGTATAAAATTCTTACCACATAAAAAAGAATGGTCCTTATTTTCTACTTCAACACACGAAACATTTACGGGCTCGACTTCTTCTATTGATACTAATTTTATTACTTCGCCCCAATTATCAACTAATGTATTAAACGATTGTCTTTTTAAGAAAACTTCTTTTTTTAAATCATAAATTTGCTCTGCAGTCAATACTTGGCAAGTATTGACAAAATATACTCTCCAGAAGTGATCCTTATCACAAACAATTTCTTCTTCAAATTGTTTTCCCTTAAATGAAAGTCTATAGCATTTTTCGGTATTTTTATAACTTACTTTGTTTATGACTTTTGTTTTCTT